AGGTATAAGAGGTGGCGCAAAACTTCATAAAAGATATGATTTAATAGTACTCGATGACTTTGAACACGAAGCAAATACAATTACAAGAGAAGCAAGAGATAAGAACGCAAATCTTGTCACTGCTGTTGTCTACCCGGCTCTTGAGCCTCACACTGGCAGGTTACGTGTTAATGGCACTCCCGTACATTATGATTCTTTTATTAACAATCTTCTTACAAATCATAGTAAGGCTAAAAAGAGTAATGAAGAATTTGCTTGGAATGTAATTACATATAAAGCCATCACTGACGATGGTTCTCCGTTATGGACTTCCTTTTTTAATGCAAAGAAGTTAAAGGAAAAAAAGAAGTTCTATGCGGATTCTGGTCAACCTCAAAAGTATTATCAAGAATACATGATGGAAGTAATGAGTGATGAGGACGCAGTTTGGACAAGAAGACACGTTAGTTACTGGGAGGGTTATTACAAACACGAGGATGATGTCAATTATATTGTGAAAGGTGATGATCAAATTCCAGTTAATACATTTATAGGATGTGATCCAGCGACAGATATTGATACAAAGCATGCTGACTTTTCAGTTATAATGGTAATAGCAGTAGATGCAAATAATGAATTATATGTATTAGAATATGAGAGACATAGAAGTATTCCTACAATTGGAAGTAAGGCACCAGACAATGGAGAGATAATTGGAAAGAAAGGTGTTGTTGATTATATACTAGAATTACACGAAAAATATCATTGCACTTCGTCAACTGTTGAAGACGTGGCCATGAATAGAAGTATATTTCAAGCCTTAAATGATGAAAGAAGGCGCTTAAATAGGTTCGATATAGCGGTTATACCTGAAAAACCGGGTGGAACGAACAAAAGAAACCGTATATACAGTGGTCTTTCAGCTAGATTTAGCACAGGAACGGTTCATTTGAGGAAAAATATGTTTGATCTGATTAACGAAATAGTTACTTTTGGCCCCAAAATGGCACATGACGATACGATTGAAAGTCTTTATTACGCACAAGTGCACTCGTTTCCGCCAAATATGAAGCGTGATAAAGAAAAGAAACGATGGTTTAAGCCAAAAAGAAAAGCAAAAAATTGGTTAGTTGCATAGGAGTAAAATATGGCACTAAAGAAAATAAAAAGAAAAATACAGGCGATTAAAGGTCAAAGAGCTGCAAAGAAAGCCCTGAAAGGTATGGGGCCGAATGTTGGTATTGGAGTTTCTGGTGAATCACCAAAGAAACATGCTAGGGCAGTTAAAAAGTCTGAACGACCACTGAGAAAGCTAAAAAGACTTTCTAAGCGTGGAGTAAAGATTAGCAAACCAAAAGGAGTTGCTAAATCAGAACTTTCTCCTAAAGGTAGAATCAGAAAAGGAGCTAAGAAAGTCCTCGCTACAAAGGGAGGGGCTTATGCTTCATATGAAAAAGGTTCAAAAGCTGCTGGAAGTTTTAGAAAAGCTTTCAAAGCTGGTTGCGCTGGTGGAAAAAAGTCTTTCACGTGGGACGGTCGAAGTTATAGCTGCAAAAAGAAGTAGTTTACTAATAGGAGGCTAATGTGATTAGTGTTGGCCAAATACGATCTTTAGTTGAGGACACCTGTTCAAGGATGGGTGATAAGTTTGCATCTAAAGATGCTGTTGATCTAGTAATAGCAACCGGGATTGTAGAATCTCGATATGAATATATTAGACAGATGGGTGACGGCCCTGCTAGATCATTTTGGCAGGTTGAACCGGCATCTGCTGTTGACAATCTTGCTCACTATTTAAAGCATCGTAAAGGATTAATGCAGAAATGTGCAAAGGCAAGTCTTGTAGATTTAAAGTATTGGCAAATGTTTGATGAGGAGGTATGGTCAGAAATATTAGAAAAGAACATTGCATCTGGTATTATTCATTGCCGTTTAAAGTATTGGAGAGTTCCTAGGAGGATGCCTAATACATTAGAAGGACAAGCAGAATATTGGAAGAAGTATTACAACACAGAAGGTGGTAAGGGAGACCCCGAACACTTTGTTGAATCAGTTAAAAAGTGGATGAGATAAATGGCTTATAGACCTCAAGATCAATTAGCAAGTGGTTTATCTAATAATGATAAGCGTACTCTATTAGATATAGCAAGTGGTGGTGCATATAAAACTTCAAAAGACTTGCCATCTTTTTCTGAATTACTTGGTGTAATAGCAGAGTACCAAGCGCAAGAAATGTCTAAAGAGGTTGGTTTTGGTTTAACTCGAGGTAATTTATTTGACGTGGCGATGGGTGTATCCGGGACAGTTGGGGCTGGTAGAAGTATTATTAAAGGTGGTTACTCTGCAGTCAAGAAGCTAAGAAGTATTCAAAAGTTGAGGATTCAAAAGGAAACTGTTGAAAAGTTATCAAAACATTCGCTGTCTAGGGAAGGGTCTAAGGAACTAAAAAATATTAAGACACAAATTGATCATTATTTAGGGCCTCAGAGGACGGCTAGGATAGTTAAGCAAGGAGGTAATCAAAACGCTCCGTCCATTAGAAAATTAGATAGGAAAAAGTTTTACTATTTTGAAGAAAGGCTTAATACATTGTCGAAAAAAGAGGGAGGTATAGTTAGAGTAGAATATAAGAAGGGTTCAGATTTTAGCAAGCCTCAAACCGCTTCAAAACTTACATCAAAACAGAAAATGGAAAGAGATAAAATGAGAGAAGAAAAAAGGTTATTTCAGGAATTAGGTGGATCACAGAGAGGTAAATTGAGGAAAGGTGTTTTATAATGGCAAGATTAACAAATAAGAAAAGAGCACAAGTAAACAAACAGCTTTGGGAGAGAGCCAATAATAGTCACAGGCAAAGATGGCAGGTTCTCAGTCAAAAAGGATTTGATTTTTACTTAAACGAACAATTATCTAGAACTGAAGTTGATGCTTTAGAAGAATCGGGTATGCCCACATTTATTATTAATAGGGTAACTCCAATTGTTGAGATAATGAAATACTTTGTAACTGCTAATAATCCAAGATGGAAAGCAGTTGGAGCAACTGGCGATGATGTGGATACTGCTCAGGTTCATTCTGATATTGCAGAGTATTGTTGGTATTTGTCTAATGGTAAATCATTATATAGTCAAGTAGTCTTAGATAGTTTAACTAAGGGAGTTGGATATTTCTTAGTTGATGTTGATAAAGATGCTGATAGAGGTATGGGAGAAGTAGATTTTAAAAGAATTGATCCATATGATGTATATATTGATCCAGCTAGTAGAGATTTTCTATTAAGAGATGCAACATTTGTTATTATAAGAAAGAATATTTCTAGATCGAAACTAATTAATATGCTTCCAGAACACGCAGCTAAGATCAAAAAGGTATCTAGAAGTTCTGAGGTTATTTCATATTCCAGTAGAGATACTGAGGAATCATTCAGTATTCAGCCTGAAGATATTACAATGGGTGTCAACCTAGAAGCTGAAGATGATGATATAATTGCATACTATGAGACCTATTCAAAGAAAAAGTTTGCGTATAGAAATGTCTTCATCAAGGTAGAACCATCACCTGCTGTTCTTGAAAACATTAAAGAAGAAGTTGACAAACAAATAGAAGACTTTATTAAAGAGACAGAAGTTGGTCTTATTGAGAAGGAAAAACAATTACAAGAAGCTTTGGAAGCTGGAGAGATTGTACCTGAGAGGATGGAACTTGAGATGGAAAGAGCTAAGAATATGGCTGCTCAGGCAATTGAAGAACAAAGAATGACATTATTTTCTGAAGCAAAAGAAAAAGCTACTGTAGTTAAACAACAAGTAATGTCAGAAGAAGATTATTTAATTCTTGAAAAGAGACCTGATGTAAGAAAGAATATTGTTGATGCTGTAAAATTTTATGAAAATAGAATAATGAGAACAGCTACAGCCGGTGATGATGTATTTCTATATGAGTATAAAATGCCAACTAGTGAATATCCAATAGTTCCATTTCCTTATATGTATACTGGAACGCCATTTCCAATGAGCGCAGTTGTTCCTTTAATTGGAAAGCAACAGGAGATAAATAAAGCTCATCAGATTATGTTACACAATGCAAATTTAGCCTCCAATCTAAGGTGGATGTATGAAGAAGGCTCAGTACCAGAAGAAGAATGGGAACAGTATTCTTCATCACCGGGGGCATTATTGAAATACAGACAGGGATTCACTCCTCCAACACCCGTACTACCGGCTCCTATAAACAATGCTTTTTATACTATTACACAAGAAGGAAAGGCTGATGCTGAATATATCAGTGGAGTGCCATCCAGTATGATGGGATTTACTCAGGAGCAACCAGAAACGTGGAGAGGATTACTTGCTAATGACGAGTTTGGAACAAGAAGATTAAAAGCTTGGATGGGTTCAATATTAGAACCATGTCTAGAGCATCTTGGTAGAATATTCCAACAAACATCTCAGTTGCACTACACGGTAGAGAAAGTATTTAGAATAGTACAACCAGAAGCAGGTCAAACACCTCAAGAACAGGAAAAAGAAGTAAGAATTAATATACCGGTCTACAATGATTATGGAGATTCAATAGGAAAATTCAGAGATTATGCTACTGCAAGATTTGATGTAAGAATTGTAGCCGGAGCTACAATGCCTGTAAATAGATGGGCATTACTAGAAGAATACTTTAGATGGTTCCAAGCTGGATTGATTGATGATATTGCTATGATTAGTGAAACTGATAT